TCGATCTGGAGCGTTTCCGCCCACTGTCCGCGCTTCGTATTGGTGCCCAGCATCTTGTCGAAGGCAGCGCGAAGCTCGGAGTCGGTGCGGACGGGAGCGGCCGGTTGCGGTTGGGCGGCAATGATGGCAGCCCGGCGCTCGTCACGCTCGCGCACGTAGTCTCGCTGGTACTGCTTATCGAACTCTTTGTTCTGCTTGTTCAAAGCGCCAAGCTGGGCAACAGCTTGATCATAGGCCGTCTTTGCGGCGCGGAACTCCGGAGAGAACTTAACCTCATCCGACCTGCGGCCGTCCGGCATGCGCGGGAACTGCTGGAGCGCCTTGCTGGCCTCGCTTGCCGCGTCTTGGAGTTGGGTGCGCCTTGCCCGGTATTGTTCATATGGCGACTGGCTGATCGCCTCTGCCGCCTGCTGAACGGCGCCGGCAATATCCCCCGACGCCACGGCTTCCGCGATCTTCTCGACCACGGGCCCGGCTTCTGCGGCTGCTTGCTCCACGACAGGGGCAAAGCGACGGAACAGCGTCGTCTTCTGCTCGGGTGTCAAGCCGCCCCACGCCTTGGCTCCGAACTCCGACAGGCCCTCCATCATCAGGCCAATGTCTGGATCTCCGGCCTCATCCTTGGGGAGGACGTCGAGAACTTGGGCGAAGGTCGGAATCTGTGCCGGAGCGGCGGGAGCGGCGGCGGCCGGCTGTGCCGGGGCCAGCCCATCGATCACGGCCCGAGCTTCGTCAATCACCGGATCGGGAGCCCGAGGGACTCGGATGCCTCCAGCACGGCCCGGATCGACGTTCGGATCGAGAGACGGGGAGACATCGCGGACGGTTTCCACGCCCTGGTCGGAAACTGGTCGGAAACTCTCGTCTTTTTCCGACCGGGGAGCCGTGTCATCCTCCGGCCGACGCCTGCGGAGGGCACCAGCCGCCTCGCTGGCGGCCTGCATCTTGGCGCCAAGGATTCCGCCAACGGCCGTATTCGTCCAGACGTTGTCGTCCCATTTGCGGTCAGGATCGTAGTAGTTCTTGGCGACTGCGTTTTCGAGAAGCGTCTGAAGCGCTTCCTGCCCGCCTTCCTCGCCAACTTGCATGAGGATGCGGCGCGCCATGCGGCCTGAGTGACCGCCAAGGAATGATAAGAACGGGGCGGCCTCGGTTGCGCCGATGCCGAGAGAGAGCAACCACACCTCGGTGGCATTGCGCTCTTCTTCCGGCGTCAGGCTCGTGCGGCCTTCCTTCTTGGCCGTGGCGGAATACTTCGCCAGCGCCTCGTCGACCATCTGGCCCGCCGTAGCCGACGACCCGGACACTGCCGACATCGCAACGGCACCGATATTGCCGACAAGTCCTATGGCGCGGGCAGCAAGGGCAGGGCCAAAGAAGGCGAACATGGACCCGGCACCCTCGCCGAGCGCCGTCTTGAACTCCTTGGCGCGGGCCTCATCGGCTGGGAACAAGGATTTGGCCGACTCTTCGATATAGGCGCCGATGGCATAGAACGACGACTTCTGCGCATCAGATAGGTTCTCGTTGAAGACGCCATAGCCGCTATAGGCATCTCCCTTGATCATGCTCGCGACCGTGGTCCCGACCCCGCGAGCCACGTCGTCGACCGTAGCGCGCCATTGGGCGTACTTCGGCCCGGCAAGCGTGCCCTTCTCCATCTCTTCCGCGAGAGCGCGCCTATGGCGAGCCTCAGCAGCGTTCTGGACGGCCTTGCGCTCAAACCATAGGTCTGGGTCGCTTGTGTAGTCGATCGGCTCCTGTGAGGCTGCAATGCGGCCGAGAGCCGTATCCTGGCCCCATGCCTGCCCGCGAGCCTCGGTCTCCTTGATCTTGTTGCGGTGCCAGTCGCCAAGACTACGGGCACCCGGAACCACGCGCGCGATCACGCCATCCCAGAAGCTGGCCTCGCCTTCGGCCCACGACTTCTCGCTCTCGATCCACTGGCGCTGGCCTTGCTCGTCAAGAGAGCCCCAGTCGCCCAGCAGTCCGGCGTTCGATTCCTTGCGCACCGAGCCGCGCGCCTCGAAGTCGTCGACCTCCTTACGCAAGGTCGCCTTGTCGAGCATCGCCCCAAGCGGCGCATTGCCACTCGTTACGGGCTCGGAAGCGGGCTCCGATGCCGGGAAGGCAAAGCTGGACTCCTGCGAAGCAGGCATGGAAGGGCCGTCGGCGAGAGCGTCAAGCTCTGCGCCGTAGTCGCGATCTGCTGCCATGTGTTTTTCAGTCCTTAGCGACCAAAGAGGCCCCAGCCAGACTTGGGCTGGATGTTTTTCTCGTCATCGCGCCAATCGCGCTTGGGCACCGCCTGTCGACGGCCACCCCATGGATCATTGCCGGGCCCGCCCGAAAGTGCCCGGGCGGCGGCACCCTTGCCGAACCGCTGGTCAAACGCCTGCCAGCCGTCGGGATTCGCCCGCAACCACTCAAGCTGCTTGGCGGACGGTTGTGCCACCCCCTGCCCGATCGCCGGACGGCCCGGATCACCCATCGGTGCAATCGCCGGCATCCCCTGGCTGCGTCCAGCCCGGTCAATCCGAGCCATGGCATCCACACCGGAAGACAGGCTGACGCCATCAACGGCCTCGATATCGCGCAAGACGCGAAGATCACCGCTCGTGACGGGCTCGCCCTTGGCCATCTTGGACAGGATCGACGCTTGCCGTGCCTTCTGGTCCGCAGAGCCGCCCGCCAGATGAAAGCCGATCGCCTCTTCAAGCGCCCGCTTGGCGTACTTGGGCCCGAACTTCGCTTCTGCCGACTTGGCCGCCTCTTCGAGACGCTGGCGATAGGCCCGGTAATCGAGGCCCTTGCCATCCTTCGGCATGCGTAGAAGCTGCTCCGCCTCGCGCCGGGAGATGATGCGGTGCTTCTCGGTCTCGTAGGGCATCACCTCGCGCTGGTCGGCGAGACGCGCCTCGAACAAGGTCTCCCACTGCTGCTGCGGTGGCATGGCCTGCTTGGGCTGGCCCGAGCGCACCGGGACGCCATCCGGGCCCGTCACGATGTCCGGCTGCCGTGCCTCCGCGATACGCTTCATCGCCTCGCGAGTGTTGGGGAGCGGCGGGCTGCGATCGTCCGGCTCGTCGCCGTCGAAGCCATTGACCGAGCGCACCGGGTCGCGGTCGCGCATGTCGAGGATCTTCTTGAGACGCGCATCGGCTTTCTGCTGGATACGAGCCGCCGAACGGATCGAGTCCTCGTTGCCTTCCGCGCGCTCGATCATGGTGGCAACGTGGTCGGCCGCCTCCTCGTTGGTCATCGAGCGCAGGCCGGAAAGCTCCTTGTGCTCCAATTTGGCTTCGTCCCACTCGCGCTTTTTCGTGGTCCATTGGAAGTTGGTCATGTGCGCGCGGGCACGGTCGAGGCTGGTCTTACCATCCGGGCCCGCCACCGGCTCACGACCAAGCCGAAGGCGAGCAATGTCGTCGTCGACGCCCTTCGTCACCACGGCACGGCCGGCCGTGCGGGCATAGTTGATGAGCTTTCGGCGCGTGGTCGGGCTCATGTAGGCCCATTCGGCCTGATCGGCTTCCTCAAGGTCGTCCTTGGGGCCGCCGTCGTCGACCGTGCCGCTGTCCTTGGTCAGGGTGGCGCTGCCGTCTTTCGTCAATGCCGTGCCCGTATCAGGCCCGGCATCCGTCATGGTGCCCGTCTTGGCTTCCGCGACCTGGACCGGCCCGAGATCACGGCGCGTGACGCCATTGTCCTGCGGCTGGTCGCCAGACTGCCCTACCAGCGCCAGCGCATCCTTCATTTCGCTCTTGTAGCGATTGAGGACGGATGCCTTGGTATCGTCCGGCAGATCTCCGAGTCGGCTCACATAACGGCTGCGAGCCGCGTAGAGCGCTTTGATCTGGTCGGCGGGATCCTCGCCCGCCCGGCTCAGCGCCGCATCGACGATCTTACGAGCGCCGCCATGCTGAACCGAGATCGAGAACAGCGCCTCTTGAACGCCCCGATCCTCGACCGCGAGGCCCTTGCCCTTGGCGTGCTCTAGCAGGGGCTGGTAGTGGGTGCGCGTGTAGAACCCGTGCTGTGCCTTGCCGAGCCCTTCAGGATCTTCGCGTGCGATCTCATTGTAGGCTTGATTGAACGCCGCCGTGCCCGGGCGAAGGCCCTTGAACCGCTCCGCGTAGGGAGCCCCTTCCTCGCTTTGGAGGAAGGCCGGCATCGAGTCCTTCGAGGACAACTGGTGCTTGCCGTAGGACGGTCCACCCGGATCACCACGGCCCGTCGAAACGAACCCGACGCCCTTGCCGGCGCTCTCGTACTTCTCGGAAACCGAGCCGACGGTCGTTGTCCAACCGCCGACGCTAGGGATGGGTGGAGCCATCGATCCGCGCGGCACGCGCCGCAATCGCTCGATCACCTCGCCCGCGTCCCGGCCGGCCTCGATCTCGCGATCGATCATGGCCTTGATGCCGAACTCCGCGTTCGTGTCGAGGAACTTGCGCTCCGCGTCGATCTTCTGGCGCTGGGGCAGCTTGGAGGCTCGAATGATGGCAACCCCTCGCTGGGCGTTGTCCTCCATGGATTCCGGCTTGCCCATCGTGTGCGTGATCAGATCGGACGTGTTCTTCTGGACGTCCTGAATGTTCCAGCGATCGCGCTCGGCAAGCTCGAAGTCATAGGCGCGCTTCTCGAACGCCGCGCCGCGCCGAACGAGCATCTCGTCGACCTTTGGCTTCAGGCGCTCGGGCACTTTGGTCATGAGGCCGGTTGCGGCCTCGTCATAACCCCGGCGATAGGAGCCGGTGAAATCCTTGGCCTCTGGCGGCGCATTGCGCTTGGCGTCGTCGAGACGCTTCTCCTGCTCCAGATCGAAGTCGACGATGGCCTTCTGCAACTCGTACTCGTCGGCCTCCTCCTGCTTGGCGATAGCCACCTTGGCAAGTCCACCGATGCCCTTCACGACCTCATTGGCGACCATCAAGCCGCCATTAGGCGCAAAGTCGCTGGCGCTCGCTTGTGTAATGGGGCGCCGACCCACCGACGGTGCTCCGCCGAGGTCGAACTTGTCCGGAAGTTTGGGCATGGGACGTCCTTTAGCCATGCAAAAGCCGCGCAGCGGGTGCTGCACGGCTCGTTTCAGTCGCCGATCTTCGTTGTGGCGCCCGTCAGTAGTACCGCCCGCGCGGCTTCTTCTTGTACGTTTCCGTAGCCCAGCCGCTGTCGCTGGCGTCGAAGTCGATCAGGTCGTAGTCGCTACCGCCTGCCTTCGCGACGGGCGCCCGTTTCAGGCCGCTGCCAGCCACATCGAACGCGGCGCCAACGAGAGCCGACACGCCCTTGGCCTTGGCCGCAGAGGCTTCCGACGCGCCCCTGAATCGGGCCATCCCGGCCTTGTTCTCAAGCCCCGCCGCCTGATTGGCGCCAGAGGCAATCTCAAGATCGGATAGATAGTCGCCCCGCGATTCCGTCTCGCCGGCAATATCGATGAAGCCTTCGTTGTCGGTGCCAGCACCACCCGAGGCGCCAACGGCACGCTGGCGAGAGAGCACGCGATTGGTCTGCTGGCGTCGCTCGAAGGCTTTGCGCGAGGCTGCGGCGCGCTCTTCGGCGGCGGCCTTCTCCAGTTCCTTCGCGTTGAACTCGCCCGTCATCTTCGCCGTCTTTGCCTGCTGATTAGCTTGGGCAGCGGTCAGTCCAGCCGATGCCACCGATGCAGCAACAGGAACCCAGGCAGGGACGGACGACGCCGCAGCAGCCGCCGATGCGGCTAGAGCTTCAAGCCCGGTCATGGTGTGTCCTCCAGATTGAATGTCGGCTCTTCAGCCTTGTAACCGTAAACCCAGATCTGCCAGCCGTTGACCATCTCCCCCGTGGCGCGGAACCCCACAGCCTTCAGGAGATCGAGCGCCCGCTTGTGGACGCCCTCATTGCTGGTCACGTAGACGGGCTGACCGACGCGGCGCAGCCCTCGGATCAAGGCCCAGACCATGGCCACGCGCTGCTTGGGCGTGAGCCCTTCCTTGACGTCCAGCCAGCCCCAGAGGCGCCCATTGGTCAGGCTGAGCGTCCCCATGCCCAGAGCCTCGCCGTCAAGCTCCGCGACGTAGTGCTGAAACCTCATCGAGTAGAAGGCTTCCATGTCAGCCATGCTCGCCTTGCGGATCGTGGCGGCTGATCTCTTCGACGCTGCCTTGGGCTTGCGCGGCTTACTTCTCATTCACTTCCATCCCCAGCGAGATCGCCAGCAGCGTGGCTGGATACGGCGCCTCGCCCGACAGACACACGCGCCGGTCGGTATCCCAATCGCCGCCGAAGGCGAACGATGCCTCATCGTAGGCGCTTCGCACGGCCGTCTCGTCCACGGTCTGGCCGTTTTCGACCCGTGGCATCTCGTACATGGTCGTGAAATCTTGGCCGTAGGAGATGGCGTTCGGGTGCACGTTTTCGAGCAGGAGACCGATCTCGGCAACGCGCTTGGTCGCCAGCAGGGAAGATACCGCCTCGCCGCCATAGGCCAGCTTCGCGCTCTTGTAGCGCCATGTGTATTTGAGGCCGACACAGACGTTGGTCGAACTCGACGGCAGCGTGATCGACCCGCTGGCTACGGTGTACGTGGTCCCGATCGGACCCGTCACGCCGCCCGTGGTGCCCCAGGCGACAACGGTTTCGCCTTCAAGGTGGGACAATCCCGTCACCGTCACCACCGGGCCCGCATTGAAAACATGCGCGTCGGCCATGAGGTTCGTGGACCCGCCGATGGCCTCGCTATGCCGCGCGAGTTTTTCCAGAGACCGGACGGATGCGCCGTTGATCGTGCGTCGGATCAGGAAATAGACCCTATCCGTCGAGGTGCTCGGGAGAACGACGACGTCCTCGATGATGGCATCTGTCGCGAGGCTTGGAGCCGCGATGCACTTGAACCAGCCGGCGCTTTTCTGGGCGGGATCGTAGAGCAGAACCGGGCACTGCCCATCCGAGCGGACAGCCCAGATATAGGTCTCGGGCGTGCGTTGCACGGCGAGCGCCTCGACCCCGAACGACAGGATGTCGTCGTTGAACAGCATCAGCGACCGGGCCCGGTAGTCGCTGGAGTCGAGTTCGTAGACCACCTCGAAGAGCCGCTGCCCGTCGCGGTGCACGTAGATGCCGCGATTGTCGAGCTTGACCGGAGAGATGGCCGCGCAACCGTGCGTGCTGGCGTCCTTCAGGGTGATGTTCGTGGGCGTCAAAGGCTCGTCGAACGAGGATGATCGCGCCGAAATCTCGGCCCCATTGGCCCCAAACACAAGCCGTTGCAGGGGAAGCATCCAGTTGACGCTGTTGATGGTGCCGCCCGTCGCAAGAGAGCGCTGGATCGAACCGGCGTCGCCGTCGTCTTCGAGATTGAAGGCCGTGTAGGCGTCCGATTCACTGCCCCAGAACTTGTCATTGCCGGCCCACCACAGCCGCCCATCGAACAGTGTCACGGCAGACGGCCACTCGCCGGCATAGGACCATGCGCCGAACTGCCAGTTGCGGGTGGCATTCAGCGATCCGGGCGGCTTGATGACCTGGACGTTAACCGAGGTCGCGTTGGCGTAACCGACGATGCGGACGATGCCCGGCGTGCCACCGCCTGCGAACGAAAACGCGACGTTGGCAGTGCCGCTCGTGTAATCTCCAGATTTGAACCCCATGCGAACCCAGAACTCGACATTGTCCAGGGTCGTCCCTGGCGTGACGTTCTCAGCGATATTACCCGTTGTCGTGGAGACCGCATGAGACAGGCCAACGTAGGGCGCAAAGCCGTCGTCGGGCCCGGTCAGGCTTTGCTCCAGCGTGAGTGTGCCGACCCATGTCCCCGTAACGGAGATAGCAAAGACCGAGGACGCACCCACAGCCAAGACACGGAGCGGCTCGCTGTAGACGTCCTGGCCTGCCAGGACGGTCGTCAGCGAATGCCCACCCGGAACAAGCCGGACCAGGGCGCCGACGTGGCTCGACGTGAAGATGTTCTCGGATGCGGTCAAGGTCGTGGTGCCGAACGAGGCGCCCAACGTCATCGTGACATTGCCGGTGTCGGTCGTCGCGAACGGCCCATCGTCGACCTGATAGACGGCCAGCGACCAGGAGCGCCCGGTCGATCCACGCCGCTCGATCTTGCGTTGCTGCCAGTTGGCGCACGCGAGATAGATCACGTCCAGAGACTGCGCGTAGCGGATGAGCGGAAGCTGGGGTTGTGTCCATGGCGCCGCGATCGTGACCACACCAGCGCTCTCGACCTCGATCGAGGCGACATGGGCCAGTGCCGACGTCGTGCGGACCATGAACCTCGGGTAGTAGGTGCCGGATGGCGTGAAGGCGAGGCTATGGATGCCCGCGTCGAGCACCGTCTCGGTGATGTAGTCTTGGGCCCCGCTGGAGGATCCGCAGCGGAACCGGACAGCGCCGTTCGTGACCGTAATGCGCAGCGCGTGCTCGGTGCCGGCGCTCGTGGTCGTGACCGCGCGCTCGCAGAAAGCCGACGAGCCCTTGGCTGGGGCCGACAGAAACAGAAACCCTGACGAGATCGTGGCCGATGCGCCGTCACTGGCCGTCAATGTCCAGCCGGCCGAGGATCCGAAATCGCCATTGGTCACGGTCGACGTGACAGAGGGCCGCGTCAGCAGCGTGTCGCCGATCCAGACCCGCATGAATGCGGATGTCATCTCGACTAGGGCGGTATCGGTCGGGCTCTTTATGAAGGGGATATAGCGGGCGAGATTGCCGAGATGCGTGCTGCCGAGATACTTGGTTCCAGGCCGCACCTGTCCCTTGCCGATCACATGCGGGAAGACGTTCTCTTGGATCTCGGCGGCCAAGCGGAGCTTTTCGTGGTCGACGCGCGCCATTGCGGCGCGAGAGACCTCGCCGGTCGCAAAATGGTGCAGAAGAGCGTTGACTGCCCCCATGCGCTAGTTCTCCCGGCGCTGGCCGCGCCCGTAGTTGCCATTGAGACGGGCCGTCACGAGGCGCCCAGGAGGCGGGCGCTCATTGGATTGATTGATGGCGTCCTTGCCGCGCGCATCGCGCAGGCAGCGCTTGTAATGGTCCTGGAGATACTCGATCGCCCGGCCGCTCATGCGCGGGGCATGTGGAGCCACTTCGAGCGCGAGGTAGGCTTCCAGAGCCTTCTTGAAGCTCGACGGCCACAGGCTCGGGTTGCGACCGTAGCTGGTGCCAGACGAAACGTACTGGACGTAGAGCGGATCGACATTGGCGTGCCAGTAGTTGCCCTCTTCCTCGTAAAGATCGAGGGTCGGCCACATGGTCCCGTTGTCGGAAATGCGGATGATCCGCACATAGTCGTCGGGCTTCTCGAACACGTAGGAGTAGCCAAAGGCAGGTTCGATGTCGGTCTCGGCTTCGATCGCGACCGTGCGCGAGCCGAAATTCCAAAGCCCCTGCTCCAGCAGGTAGTCGATCGCCGGCTCGTAGGCTTCGTCGATCAGGCGGCGTAGGATCGTCTCGACCTCGGCATCATAGGCCGGAAGGCTCGGGCCCTGTCCGCCGCTTTCGCGCGTGGCGGGTGCGCCGTTGGCGTCATAGATGCGCCTGCCGATGATCTTGTCGTCGAAGTTCTTGATCAGACGGTTGCCAAGCAACCGGAGAACCGCCTTGTAGGTTTCCGTCGTGGCGCTTGAGGTGACGCGCACCGTGCGGTTGATGGCGTCCTTGGCCGTCGAGATCTGGAGCGCGGCGGCATAGGCCGCTTCGGCACGATCCGTGATGGCGTCCGATTTCGAGAGGTGAGGGGCCACCTCCATCGCGAGGTAGGATTCCACGACCTTGGCGTAGGTCTCGGGCCAGTTGGAGAGGTTGCCTCCGGAGAGGCCCTGACCGGTATGGACGCCAGACTGCGAGACCGAGGTATTGATCGCGGTGCCGCCCGGGGTTGCAGCGATCCGGAAGGTATCGGCCGTCAGCCCAGAACTCAGCACGTAGTAGGTCGTGCTCGCGGTGATTCCCGTGGGCAAAGTGCCAGTGGTGGTGAAGGAAACGGGATCGTCAGCGACAAAGCCGTGTGCCGTCCAGGTTATGACACCCGGAGACGCCAGCGTGATCGTCACCGTCGCCGAGGCCGTGGCCTTCGAGGTGTAGGTGACATAAACCGTGCTGGCGTCGGTGTACCAGTAGTTGGCGTCCTCAGCGTACTCCTCCAGCGGCGGATAGTAGGAGGACGAGGACGAGATTGCGATCAGGCGGCAGAAGTCGGCGGGCTTGGCGACGCGGCAGGCATAGCCTCGATTGGCCGATACCGATCCCGCAATGCTGGTCGAGACCGAGGCCCATGACCATTGCGCTTGCTCCAGCACGAACGCCTTGGCGCCGATGTAGACCGCGTCGAGGTGGTGCCGCTCGGGCGTGTTGTCGAATGCTGTCGAGAGGGCGCGCGACTTCAAGAGTCTAAGCGCGCCGTTGTAGAGGGAGAGCTGCGTTGCCGGCATTTGGTGCCCTCGAATGAAAAGGGCTGCCGAAGCAGCCCGATCAACGCAAAATGACTGAGAGGCGGCTTAGGCCGCGATCTCCTTGCCCAAGCTGCGCGCGTAGAGCTTCAGCGCTTGATCAGCTTCGGCCTTGGTCATGTGATTGCGAGAAACCTCATTCCCGTCGAGACCGATCACCCGCCATTTGGTGGCTGGCGTATGGTCCACACGAGGAACCGGCTTGCCGTTGATCTCAGTGACCTCGATCGCCTTTTCGCGTACTTCAAGCGCGGCAGAGGCATCGGCCTCGGTCGGATACTTCGGCCAAAGTTCGACGGCGAGCCCGCCCTGGGCAATGCCGACGACGTTGAGCATCACGTCCCATTCGCCGTCCACGCGGCGCAGTCGGATCAGATGGCCGGGCTTGAACTTGCCGGCGTGGTGGCGCCAGAACGACGGCTCGAAGAGATCGGCGTAGGCGATGCTCTGCGGCACGTCGAGTGCGGTCCAGGACCGTGTCTCGTATTCGGTTGTGTGCCCGAAGTAGCCCTTGGCGGGCAGCGAAGTCGTCATTCATCCCCCGATGAGCGCGCGGTTCGCGGCGCATTGTAGGTTTCTAACTGAGTGCGCCACGGCCTGCAACAAAGAAAATGCAAGTGGACAAGGTGTCGCAGGCACCGACGCGCCTGCGACACCCTAAGCTCAATCACTATTTGTGGTACTGCCCACGACCGTGCCGTCCGCCAAATTCACGGTCGTTCCGGAAACTTCAACGTAGTGCCAGGACGAAATCTTCAGGTTCGTATCGATGACGAGCATCTGATCGCCGTCGCGTAGACCCCTCGAAAAGCCGTCCGTGAAATAGCCGCTGGCATCCACGTCAGCATGCGGATCGGCGCTCGCGTATTCCCACCAGTTGGGCGAACCGGAGACCCCAGCAACTTTGATGCGGGGCGGGTTAGCGGTGTCATAGGCCATTGTCGCGTTCCTTTCCTGTTAGGTTAGTGCGTCAGATCTAGGACGCAACATAAGCAGAACCGTCGTGTATCATTTGCACGATGCCGGTGTTCTGGAGCAGCTTCGCGCCGTGGAACAGCGTGGCGCGGCTCCAGGACAGATCCTGCTTGCGATCGTAGTCGACCTCGACCGCCATCTCCTTGCTGTTGGCCGCGTGGCCAATGGCATTGCGATGGTAGAGGTAGCACTTCTCGGCGTTCGTCCCGACGCCCGTGAGGTTGGGATGGATCATCCAGTTGATGCCGAACCAGCGGCGCATGCGGCGCGTCTTCGAGGCGAAGATCTTCACGTCCACATACTGCGAGTTGGCGAACTCCGGCGTCTGCATCAGATACGCCTCGAACGCAGGCGTTATGACGCCGAACAGGTTCTCCTCGTCCGTCAGATCGACCTCAGCATTGCCGAGGATCGTTTTGCTTTTCGCAACAAGCGCCACAGACGCCGTCACAGCCGCGCCCGTATCTTGGGTCGCCGTGTCGAGTTGGTCGATGATCTTTTGGTCGATATTGCGGTTGAGCACCGCAACGCTCGCCATCTGCATAATTCTTTTTTGATCACCCTGCGTCGCAAAAATATTGAACCCCGTTTGCTCGAACGGCGCGTGGTGCTCCTCCAACGTGCAGGTGTACTGCGTGTTGGCGACGTTCTGATATGGGATCAGGCCGTTGCTGCCTCGGGTCACAGCGGACGCGCCGCCTGAGCCGGAGACCAGGAACACGGCTGAATTGCCCTTGATCTGGGCGTGCGTCACCGTGGTTGCGCGCAACAGAGAGTAGTTTTGCTCGAAGGCCGCGATATGCTCTTCGCGGTACTGTGTGACGAAAGCGGTCATCCGCTTATCTCCATTTCGTTGTTCGGCGTTTCACGATCAGGAGCCTTCGGGCAACGGTTCTCCGTTCGCAAAAGCGGCCCGGGTTGCCCTCTTTCGAGGAGCCGGAGCTTTTGCGTGAAGCGGGGCGATGCTTCAGGCGACGTGGTGCCTTGCCGGATGTCGCGGGGCCGGGGCTATTCCCGGGTTGTCCGCTGGCTTGGCGTGTCCCGCGCTTGGCGCAGGGGACGAACCTCGGGTAAGAGATTCGTCCGATGCGTCAGGGAGGGGTTACGCATGCACTGGGCTTGGTTTGCCGCTATCGGGGCGCTTGCGGCGCCCCTGTTCGTGATGCCTCGTGAAGTGAAGGCCGGGTTTCGTGATGGCCTGATCTCCGGGTTGGGCATGTGGTCCGGGATGTCGATTGTGCTCGGCATCCCTATTTTTGTCGTGTTCTGGCTTGTTTTTGGATGATTCGGCGGGCCTTTACGTCACCGAGCCATTGATCAAGGGGCTATTTCCTTCGCCCATTTCCAATGGTTACGCCCGTAGACGGCCCATAAGGCGAGGTTCATCGGCAGTAGACCCCACGCCTCGCTGGCTATGATCCAACCGAGCCAGAGCGCCTGATTGACTAAGCCAATCAACCACGCGCTCGGGTGCTTGTTGCCGGCGAGAACGGTCATCCAGATCGTGATGGCCGATAGGAGCCACGGAAGGTAGGCGACGATAGACTCTCTCATCGCTGCACCTTCGCCTGAAGCTCGGCCAATTCCTTGTCGAGACCGTCGGCCCAATACCTTTCCATGTCGTTCGCCATGATCCGCTTGATCTCCTCGATGCGAGATCCGATGCGAGCGCCCGTCTCGCCTGAGATCAGACCGGCTCCGCCGCGCTTTTCGAGCCCACGTTCGGCGAGGAACCGTGTCAGATCAGGATGCAGGAGGAGACGGCGGCCATCTGCCGTGCGTGCGCTGGCCAAGGCTTGGCGCAGATCGGGCGAAATGAAGTCGTCATCGTTGAGCATGTCGCGTGCGAGCTTGAGGTGCGCCCGGTATTCGCCCGGGGCATACTCGGAGCGCAGCGCATCCTCGCGAGCTTCCTTGTCGGCACGATCGATCTCGGCGATGCGTTCGGCCTGCTGCTGCTGGAATTTTGCGTACCAGCCGAGCGCGGCTTGCGCGATTGGAGTCGGGGTGTTAGCCGCGTGGAGATCGGCCAAGAACTCTGTAGCGATCGCCTTGTCCGCGTCGGACCACTCGTGGCCCTTGATCGTCGGGAACTCGTAGGCGTCGGGCTTGTCCGGGATGCCGTTCTCGGAGCGCCACTGCGCCTTTTCCTCCTCCGTCGCATCCTCGGGAAGGGCCCGCTTGTACTCGCCAGAAGACAGCTTGGCTTCGAGCGCGCGCTGGCTCTTCACGAAGGCGTCGAAGCTCGTGAACCGTTGCAGGCGCTTCATGAACTTGGCGTCGTCGCCCGCGATCTTCTCGCGCCAGTCATCCGGCCAAGCGACGGTGCCCTTCTTGCCGCTCTCGTCGTCGAAGAGATCGTCGTCGGCGCTGCCCTCGGTTTCCCCGTCGCCGTCGTCGGCATCGGTAGCCGTGGCATCCTTGGCCGTCGGCTTGGGAGCCGGTGCTGCCGGTGCCGGGTCTACCTTGGCAGCGGCTGGCTTGCGACCGCCGCGCCCCCGCGCGGGCTCGCTTGCCTCAGTCTTGCCAGTGGCTGCCTGTGCGCTACCTTCGCTTCCAGCGCCTTGTGCGCCGCGATCTCCGCCCGTGTCACCCCCTGCCGTCCCAGCGGCCGGAGTCGTTGCCGGCTGTGCCGGCGCATCCAACAAATCGACGACGTCTGCCATAGTTCCCCGCTCTTATCGCTTCGCCGCACTGGCGGCTTTCCTCACTGCGTCCAGCACGTCGGGGTGCAGCATCTTGCGAAACTGCAACCCAACGAACCGTTTCCCCTCCGCGAAATCCGTCTCGCGCGGCCCATCACCGCCCGGACGGAAGCTCAAATCGTCGAAGCCGTCGCCCGCCGCCGTGACGAGCATCAGCCACTTCCACGCCAACTGTTGCTGGTGCGGGAGTGCCGTACCGTCTCGCATGGCGCGCACAGCGTAGATGACCTCTTCGCTGTACTCGCTGGGCTCCCACGGGTGCTTCTTGGGCCGCCACTGCATCAAGCGACCTCCTCGAACTCGATGTCTTCGATCTCGGGCTCATCCGGCAGGCCCTCGACCTCGTCGCCGGGAGACTCGGTGCCGAGCGCCGGGAGGATGCCGCTGGCCTGGAGAGATTGCGCCGCGTCGCCGGCTTGGCCGGCGATCTGGGCGACTTGGCTCGCCTCCATGGCCGCCTTCTGCGCAGCCGCTTCCTTGGCCTGTGCTTCGGCTTCGGCCGCCATATCCGCATCGGTGCGGCGCCATTTGGCCGGGACGCCGATGCCTCGGATGGCATCATCGCGGGCCATGGTGACGCTGAGACGAGGCACGCCAGCCCCGGCCTGCATGGCGCCCGCCTCGATCTGCAACGCCTCCTGGAACTGCTGCGCGAGGATCCGCGTCGAGGCTTCCTGCATCGGGTTTTTGAAGCCCCACGAGATGTCCATGCCGCTAAGGGCATCGGGCATCCCGCGCACGTCGAACTTGTTCATGGCCCGCAGGCGCAAGAACGTCTTATCGAGAAGGCGTCCGTTATACTCGTGCTCCATCGGCTCGAAGAGCGGAAGCAGGTTGCGGACGTGTTCCTCAAGCCGGGCCCGGATCTCGGTCGCGGTCATCTTGTCGGTGGCTTCCGGCAAGGCCAGCTTGTCGATGAAGAATGCTTTGGTGAGCAACTCGCGGATGTCCGCGCGCATGGCGAAGGCGGTGCGCATATCCGGGCGAATGTCGAGCTGGGCGAAGGCGTCCCGGATGTTCCGGTCG